CTCCAGTAGCCGTGGATATTCCCACAGACCTGATTCCAGTGGGCCTCGATATTGTGGCCGCCTACCACAAAGAAGTTTATGAAGTCGCTCCAGGCGCGGTGAAGGAAATTCATCGTATCGCCCCAGGCCCGGTGAATGGCGCTACAGGTCCGGTTCCACGCCGCCTCTAGCTGGTGCCCGGCCAGTACCCAGAAGTTTATGAATGCCGACCAGGAACGGTGAATGAAGTTTGCGAAGTCGCTCCAGGCAAGTTGCATGCCGGCCGTGATATTGTTCCAGGTGCTCGCCATTGAATGGATGTTCCGGGAGAATGTCCCGGTCATATATACGGCGAGCTGCGTAAGGACGACAATAGCCCGGAGGACGACCACGAATAGCTGAACAAAGAAGTTGACGAGCTTCGCGAATGCGTCAGGATGCTGCGCTATTACGTTTGCTATCTGCGTGATAGCCTGGGCTATCTCGCGCATCCAGCTAGAGACCTGCGGCGTAATAGCATCAAGCATCCTACCGAAGGCCGTAGCTATCGCCTGGATCGACCTTTGTACGTCCGGCTGCGCGAATGAGTTAATGAACGTATCCGCAAACCGCTGGAACGGCCCGGAGATAGTCTGCGCCGCGTGCGAGAATACCGGAGTGAGCTTATCCATCGTGCGGCGGGCATTAGTCAGGATGGACTCTAGGACCGGGACAAACGATCTTCCTATTTCCTTGAGGTCCTTAGTCGCGCTCGTCTTAAGGTCGGTGAAAGTCTTCTTGACCTTGGGTGAGTCCTTGGCGCCAAGGATCGCCATCGCGACGAGAGCGCCACCGAATGCCGCGACAATACCTCCGGCCGCTGCCTCCGCGATAAACGGGAGCGCGAAGAGTCCTAGGGCTCCGGCTATCGCGAGGCCGAACGGACTCGTTAGGACCCCACCCCCAGCGCTTGCACCGGGTGCTCCGGCTCCGGAGCCGACCATCCCGATTCCGCCTAGCATCCGCTCTCCTAGGCTTAGCCCGCTCTCCTGGCCGGCCTGGCCAGCCTGGTGCTTTAGCAGGGCTAGCTGAGCGCGAGCCTCTAGCGTATTAAACTTGACGTCGATATTACCGGCCTCGTGCGCGACGGCCTTTAGCTCCGCGTCAAGGACTGCCAGTTCCTTCATCGCGGCTCCGGCATCCATGTCGATGCCGATCTTCTTTTTTGATAGGGCCTCAAGCTTAAGCCGAATGGCCTCAACCTTACGGTCGACAGCCGTCGAGTCGCCGTCTATCTTTGCCTTGGGAAGCTTCTCTAGTGCGGCCCGGAGCCGCTTCTGAAAGGTATCAGAGAATGCCCCTGCAGATTCCGTTCCGGCCTTCCGCATATTGTCAGTAATGTGCCGGGACATATTCTGCCCGACCTCTTCACCGACCTGGCCGGAGCTAGGCACAAGCTCCCGCTGGAGCGTACGGTTCCAGCCGCGAGCGTCCGGGACTACGCCAACGGCAACCGAGCCCACAAAGATTTCTCTAGCCACGGCCGGTCATCCTATCCAGTCTTTCCTGCGCTTCCTCGTCCGGGATATTCCGGAGGCGAGGATCAAGCTTCCGCGCGGAAGCGAGGCTGATAAACTTTCCGTGCTTCCGGGCTATACCGGGACGGCGAACCGGCATCGGCTTAGGAATGGTCTTCCCGGTATTCTTTGTCGCATACATCCATCCCACACTCCGGACCTCATCAATAAGCTGAGCCAGTAGCATCTCGACTGTGCTCCATGGAGAGCTAACGGGATCGCCTGCCATTCCCATTATCTCGTCCTCCGGGACCTGCCTCCGGGCTGCGGTATTGACCGCGCTCTCCGGAGGGAGCTTATCGACCAGGGTGAGGAGTTTCCTCCAGCCGCAGGTACTGCCTGGCCTAAAGAAGTCGGTTAGGTCAAGGCCGTAATAGCGGTGGAAGTCTGCCTCTATCTCCTCCGGGAACGCCTCGATGAGCCATAGGACTTTTGTGATTTTCCCTGATTCAGCCTAGCCTTCCGGCCGCACTGGGCGAACACCGCTTCTATCTGGTAGTTGTGGAGGTCGGCTCCTACCCAGATCTGGAATTCGGCATCGTCCGGGATTACCTCGCGAGCCCAGTCATCCCAGTCGCCTCTCGACGCAGCCCGCATCGCAGATGTGGACCAGTCATTGGCGTGGGTGACGTGGATGACCTTGCCGTCTATCCGGACGGTCGTAGGATCGCCTACGGCCTCCGTCCGGAGGACGTCTGATATAAGGTCTAGGTCAACGTCAACGTCTTCATCTTCCGGCTCTCCGGCCGGGTGGAGGTCGGCACTCATGCGAAGTAATCCGCCATGTCCATGCCGTAGTCGATAAGCCGCTTGGCGACTCCGGGCTCGCCGTCGATATCGCCAGGATAGAAGGTCCAGGTCAGGTCGATATTCTCGACGTCAGCCTGCTGAACCTGGTCGTTGCCGCGAGCGGTAACCTTCGCGAATGGCGCATAGAGCCGCATCGACTTGGCGCCATCGACGCTGTCGAAGATCAGCGCATAGCGGTTATCGTCTGGCGGGTCCGGGATGACGTAGCTCGCTACATGCGGAGCCGTCGTTGATGGCTTGAGCGGCGAGGACGCGAGCGGGAAGATAGGAACGTCGTCATAGAGAGCCCGGACGTATGGGTTGAGACCTTCTAGGAAGTTGGCCTGGACGCTCTTAGAGCCTCCGGTAAGGATCGTGCGGATGGGCGTAAGGGTACCCGCAGCGGGGATATCCTTAACAGTTTCATCCAGCTTAAAAATGTAGCCGGAGGTATCGACCCAGCCGAGGCAGACGTAGCCGGAGGCGATTGAGTCCACATCCTCAAACGCGGTAGGGGAGCCGGCATTCGGAGGACCGGCCCATACGATAACATCGCCTGCGGCGTAGAGTAGCTGATTGTCCTTCTGCGGGACTGGAGTTGTCACATTCGCTCCTAAGCGTGAATCTGGATTTCATAGCTTGCGGAATAGCGGACGTATGCCGGGTTGGGCTCCGGGATCGGCCGTGGCCCGGCTATTGTATTGGCGTGTTGTATCACCCCATTCGATACGATCGTGCTCGCGAATGACAGAATGTGAGCTTGTATCCTCCTCGCGGCATCAGAGACTAGGCCGACGTCAGCCTTGGTTCCGAATACGTCGATATCAACAATAGGCCGGTCGATGTAGATATCCCGGCCCGCTCCGGCGATGCGGTGAATCCTCGCGACTATCTCCGGCTGATCGCCGGTCGGGAGGACCGTAACAAAACGGATATCCGGCTCTAGCGGGACAAGCGCAAAGAGTAGCGCGGACTCGATGTCCGGGAATACGGAGACAATACTCTGACTCATCCGAATGCTGCTTTCTTCAGGATGCCGAATGGCTCCCGGCCGCGATGCCCGAATTCGACAAAGATGGCCTCTGGGGCGTCATTGTAGGCAATAGCCTCCGCACGGTCCTTAGTCGCTCCTCCGCGCGAATGGCTCCGGACGTGGAAGCTAGCCTTGTACCGGCCTCGATGCGGGTCCTTCTCATCCCGGCTAACGGGAGCCATAGCCTCCGCGCGACCCCGGATTAGCTCCGCTCTATCCCGCATAGCCCGCTCCATAAAGTCGGCCCGGAGCATACGGCCGACTCCGGCGTGGTCCGGACGGAAGGTTGCGTTTGTCACGATGACACCCCAGACACCTTTACTGCGCTTACCTGAATGGGCGAGGTATTACCGGAGAATGGGGAGCGCCATTCCTGCGGCACTCCCTGAACCTCATACTCGGTTCCATCCAGGACAATAGAGTCGATGTAGCTGATATCCGTACCGTAAGGAAAGAACACCGTTATCCCATCCGTGACCCGGTCAGCAAAATCCGTCTCCTCGCTAGAGCCTCCCGGCTGGACTACGCACATCGGTATATTCTCTTCCACAAATGCGTAGGTATCATTGCCGTAATCGTCCCGGCCGGAGACGTGCCTCCTGCGGATCGTAACCGTCTTGCCGAATGGGAATGTCGGCATAACAACCTAACCTTGATCGTTCCCTGGCTCCTGCGGTAATCCTTGAGAGCCGTCTTCATTCCAGCGTCCTCTAGGGCAGCCCGGAGCCCTGCCCCAGAGGTACGCCTCATCGAATAGGAATAGGCTCCAATCGACTCTGACGCGAGCGTCGCTGACATTGTCGGAGTCGATAGCTCCGATATAATGGCCGTACACAAAACGGCCGTAACGTCGTCTGGGATATCGACGTACCCGTGCGTGCCCCTTACCCGAAAGCTCCCGCCCCACCAGAACGTCTCCTCATACCACATTTCCGGCAGGTTGATAATCCCCGACTGGGACGGGTTCATAACCGTGATCGTATCGACCTCATCGAAATGGAACCAGGTCACCGGAATGTCGGGGATTCCCGGAACCCCAGAGAGCGCGAGGACCTCATCTATTGACGCCACAGGCTTCCACGGAAGGACGATTATGCCGCCATCCGCATGGGTCTCAATAACGTCATCCACGCTCCAGCTAAAGTCCTGCCGGCAGTATCGCCGGATAATCGCGGAGCCGTCGCGGAGGAGCGCGTCAATGCGCGCCATTTCGACCTGGTTAAGGTTGCGGCCCAGCCTCGCCACGATATCGTCTGGCGAGGCGAGGCTAGGCAGCGAGCCCATGAGACCTCCTACTTGTTGGAGCGGCCGGACCTGCCGCGACCGGAGCCAGTCTCGTCATCGCGGCGAGCGGGCTCCTTGTCCTCTCCGGCCTGACCGTAGCCGGTATAAGCCTCATCGCCCGGAGCGGCGGCCACGGCCTGGCGTCCCTCCTGGGCTTCCTTCTGCTCCTCAAGAGCCTTCTGCTCCCACTCGGAGCGCGTGAGCTTGATCTCCTCGTCTGTCTCACTCACGATCGCCGGAGTCGAGGTCGGGTAGGCCTGCTTGACGTCGATTGCGCCGGTAGTCGGAGGAGTCGTACCGACGCCAAGGACCGCGCCGAACGGCCAGCGAGCGGTAATCGCGAGGCCGGGCTGCATGATCGTGACCGGGTTAACGGTCGCGTAGGCGAGGCGCATCGTCATCCGCATCGCCACAGCGTCCTGCTGCATCAGGTTGAGGATGACCTTCCCGGTATCGTCCGAGATAACGCCTTCCGTGAACATCTTGAAGCTGATGTCGCGCCGGATTCCGATGATCGCCTTGGAGAAGTCGCCACCGAGCATGATCGCGCCGGAGGTCGGGAGGACCCACGAACCGTTCTTGATCTCCGGAAGCGGATAGCCGTAGAGCGTCCCTCCGGGACCACCCTTCATATCCGGCTGATAGATCGGCACGCCCTGCGCGGAGCGGAGGCCGGCCAGCTTCCACTTCATGCCGGGCATGGCCGCGAAGCCGTCGAGGGTATAGCCGGACTGGGCCATCACAAGGCCCAGGGCCGAAACGTCCTGGCCCAGGTCCACGCCGCTTCCCTCGATGACGGAATGGCCGGACTTGGTTGCGCCGACGAATACCGACTCACCCCAGGTTGCGGGCTTGTTGATTCCCCACAGGACTGCGGAGTCGATAAGCGCTCCGGCCGACTCGATGATCCTTGGCTTGACCTGGTCCCACAGCGGCACGTCCGCGTCGTCCAGGTACGCTTCCGGAATGGGAACGATGGTCGCTAGTTCTTCCACGACCATCACGACGTTCTTCCACTGCTGCTGTGTCGTCTGCTTCATGCCGGTGTCGCCGCCAACCCAGTACGAAACGGGCAGAACGTCGAGGACCGGCTGACGCTGAGTATGGGAAGAGAGGGTTGTCCGGTTCATGAGGGACAGCGCGGCCGAAGCGGTCGGAGCCTCCTCAATAATCTCCGCAGCCAGAGGCTGTGGGACAAGCGGGTCCATTCCGGCCGAAGTCCGGAGTACACCCTGATTGTACGTTGGCACTAAAAGCCCTTTCCGCGCAAGCGCGGACGCTCGCGGCTACTCTCTGTTTAGGAGAGAGCGGAACCATTCGTTTGATGTCCTAGGGTCTTGATTCCCGGACGGAGCGGAACCGGCTCTCATGGACTCGACTGGGCGTGCGCCCTGAAAGCCGTTCCGGCCTCCACCCTGCTGAGCGAGTAGCTCTTGTACCCGGCTCTCTGCTATCTCCTGGGCTCTCGTTTCGATCGCCCCACCGATAGCCTCTGCGCGGTCATTGATCTCCTCGTCCGTCCCGGAACCGAGATAGTCAATCAGTTCTACCGGCAGGTCGTGCGCGGCCGCAGCCATTACGCGGGAATGGTCGGCGCGAGCCTCATCCCTCTCCCGCTGAGCCTCCGCGATCTCAGCCTGAGCCTTCTCAAGCTCCGACATCTGAGACTTCTTGATCTCGTCTAGCTCCGCTGCGGCCTTGTTATTTGCCTTGGCCCGCTTCTCCCAGTCACGGGCCCTGGCCTTCCAGTCGACTCCGTCAGCCTCTTGTCCGGTCCCCTGCTCTGCCGTTCCGGCGAGCTGTCCGGTTCCCGTGCCT